GTCGCCGCCCGTGACCGTGGCCCAGGCGCCGCCCGTGACCGTGGCCCGGGCGCCGCCCGTGACCTTGGCCCGGTCGCCGCCCGTGACCGTGGCCCCGTCGCCGCCCGTGACTGTGGCCTCGTCGCCGCCCGTGACCGTGGCCCGGTCGCCGCCCGTGACCGTGGCCCCGTCGCCGCCCGTGACCTTGGCCCGGTCGCCGCCCGTGACTGTGGCCCCGTTGCCGCCCGTGACTGTGGCCCCGTCGCCGCCCGTGACCTTGGCCCAGTCGCCGCCAGTGACCTTGGCCCAGTCGCCGCCCGTGACCTTGGCCCGGTCGCCGCCCGTGACCGTGGCCCAGGCGCCGCCCGTGACCGTGGCCCAGGCGCCGCCCGTGACCTTGGCCCGGTCGCCGCCCGTGACCGTGGCCCCGTCGCCGCCCGTGACTGTGGCCTCGTCGCCGCCCGTGACCTTGGCCCAGTCGCCGCCCGTGACCTTGGCCCAGTGACAGGCCGCGCGCGGGTGCTTGCGCAGTATCTTGGCCGCGGCCCCAGGCGCGTCCCCGCAGTAGACCACGGTCCCTCGAGGGAACTTAACCTTCCCATCCAACGCCACGATCTCGGCGGTCCGGACGCGGACGACGAGGTACTTCGCGTTGGGGTCGAAGCTGTAGGACTGCGAGTTAATTTCGCCCTCGCCCATCGCCCATCCGTGGAGCCCACCCACGCACTTCGGGTAAGGATCCCAGTCGGGCGCGGATACGTAGCCGAACTCGGGCCACTTGAAGCCTTTGTAGGAGGTGAGGTCTGGTTTGCAGACTCGCAGGACGTAGGTCGTCTTGATCTTCATGGTCTCAGTTCCCTCATGTCTCTGTCAGCGTTGATCTTGGCCTCGTACAGGCGACGCAGGCGCGAGCCCGGCGCGCCCTCGCCCGACTTGGCGTACCTGGCGTCGCCCGCGCGCTCGCCGAAGACTCGCCTGAGCTCGGCCGACCAGGCCTCGTCGGCGAGCAGGGCGGTCGCCACGGCCTCGGAGTAGTTCATACTCGCCTCGGCATGATAAGTCCTTCCCAGATGATCTCGCCCGGTACCTTCCAGTACCAGCCGTCGAGAGGGTCGACGCCGATGCTCCACTCCGAGAATGACGTGGTCGCGAGCCTGCTGCGCGCGAGCTTCTCCGTCTTCTTGGCTTCGCCCGCCTTAGGTTGGTAATCGGCGGCCGCGCGCTTGCCGGCAGCCTTCTCCACTTCTGCCACCAGGGCGAAGTAGGCCGGGTTGATCCCGCGCTTGGCTACGTTCTTGCCCTCGCAGTTTGGCGCTTGGACCAGGTGCGGCCAGATCGGCGGGGTTGAGCCCTTGCTGCCGTCACTGAGTCCAATCGGGTGCATCTTGGCGACGTCGTGTAGGTTCATGGCCACGTGCGTGCCGGCGCGTCGTAACGCGAGCACGTGCCCGTTGGTCGACATGTGCGTGAGCCCGTCCTCGCTCGCGTATTCCCAGACCGTCGACATGCTCGGTCGAGTCAGGTCGCGGCTGACGAACAGCTCCAGTGCCCTCATCTCTTTCGCGTTCGGTCGGATGTCCATCGCGCTCATGTCTATCTATACGGCCGCCAGCCGAATTAGTCAAGGGCTCTGGATCAAATAGGTAAGACACACGATCACAACTTCTCCCACTGCACCGGCAGAGCGCACGCGGTGTCCCTCCTACATGCAACCCTGACCGCCTGCACCGGCGAGGCCCCGACCTCCATCGCGCCGTAGGCGAACTGGTATCCGCACCCGGTCGCTACGATCTCGTCCAGGATCGGGTCGACGCTGCCGGCCCATTCCCCTTGGTTCGCATGCTCGCGATGATCGACATCAATCAAGAAGATCTGACCCTTCTTGAAGATCAGCAGGCCGCTGAAACGGTTCTTCGTCTCGGCCAAGGCCGCGCGCGAGGGCATCTTCTTCGGCGATGCGCGTGCCAGGATCTCGCGGATATCACGATCGTCCGAGTCACCGGCCGTGCCAAGCAGCGCGCCGTTGCGCAGGCGGAAGACCTTGCGGCAGTTAGTCAGGTGCATTCCGCTCGCGTCGGAGCAGCGCGAGTCTGCAGCCAGAATCCGGTGCTTTGAACTGTAGGCGATCACGGTCACGGGTAGAAGTCCTCGGTCTCGCGCGCGACCTCGAGCCGCTCGGTGAACGGGTTATCCACGACCTCGCCCGAGGCGATCAGTCGGGCGACCTCGTCGCGCCCGAGGAGCTGCTCGGCGTCGCGCCTGGTGTAAAGGTGGCCGGCCGCGAGCCGGCACAGGAACTGCTCTACCGGGTCGGGATCCATCACTAGCCCTCACTTTCTGGACACCAGTACTTTAGCCGAGCCCGAGCTATCTCCACGTACTCGCTCTCCCTCTCGATCCCGAGCACGGCGCCCCAGCCCGCCTTCAGGCACCCGATCATCTCCGAGCCCGAGCCCGCGAACGGGACCAGGATCGCGCCCGGGCGCGGCGGGGCGATGAGGCGCGCCAGCCACGTGGTCAGGCCGATCGGCTTGAGCGTGGGGTGGTGGTTGTGCGCGCCGCCGGTGCGGCCTGCACTCGCGCCCGCGCGAGGGTTGTTCTGTCCCGCGCTATCTTCTTCGCGTCCATTAATCTCCTGCGATGACTTCTTCGGCAAGTGCTCGCACCCGGCCTCGCGCTCCTTCGTGGACACCTTGGACGAGAAGAAGAAGCGGGAGGGGTTGGTCTTGCCGTCGAGGTAGCCGACATCTGGTTTAGCTACCATTCGAGGCAATACGTAAGACGTGTTGCTCTTCAAGCCAGAGAATAAATTCTCGCCCCCGCCATTACGATGGACCGCAACACCGCTGGCCCTCGGCCCGACCTCGGCGTCGAAGATCCTGATCGGGCAGTCCTCGGCGCACTGCCAGATTTCCACGGTCTCGGAGACGGGTTCGGACGTGAACTCGCTACCGGCCGCGTCGCCGAATGGGTGCGCGCCGTCGGTCTGCCGGTTGCGGGCGTAACCGTGGCCGGACTCGGTGCCGAGCTGCTGGCATCGTTCGGTGTGGGAGAAGAGCAGGTTCGCGGGCCAGCGGCCGTCAACTGGCCGTGCTGCGCCAGCTTTCATTCCGCACGACTCTTCGTCCCAAATACCAGCACCGCGACCGCCACCACCCCAGCCAGCAGGTTCGCTCCCAATCCTGCACGCGTCGATCGCCAGCCCGCCCACGCCCCAGCGCGTCACGTTCGCGACCATGGTCCCTTCGAGGGGCTTGCGGGCGAGGACGATTGGCTCATGTGACGGCTTAAGCGCTGAACCGTAACCGTCCCACAGCTGCGCGAGCTCTGTCGCTGGCACGGTCACGTCGACCACCTTGGGCGGCACCACGCCGACCTGCACGCCATAGGTGCCGCCCTTGTCCTTGAGGCTCACGGCCGCGTTGCCGGTCAGTGTCCTGGTGCCGACTACGCGCCGCTCCGCCCCCGCGGCCTTGTCCAAAGCCAATGAAATGTTTTGACTTTTCGGAAATCCTTTAGCGTACAACCAGCACAGCTGATCTCTCAGCTCGAACCCCGCGTCCTCGACCGCGCAAGCGAGACGGTGGTAGGTCCGCGAGCCGCCGAACGCGACCAGGGGCGCGCCGGGCTTGAGGACGCGAAGGCACTCGGCCCAGAGCTCTTTACTTGGGACGTCATAATCCCAAGTCTTATTAAGGAATTTAAAGCCGTAGGGCGGGTCGCAGCACAAGGCGTCGAACGAGTTATCCTTGTACTCTCGCAGGACCTCGACGACCTCGCCGTGAACGATCTGATAAGCGCTCATGATCGCCCCGACAGTGCAGCCATGACCAAGGCCCCAGCGCAGAACAGTGCGCCCGCGATCGAGTAGCCGCGTATGCCGAGGCACACGCCGATCACCATGACCGGGCCCGCGAACGCGAACAGGAAGAAGCTCTTCAGCGGGTTCACCAGGCACCGCACCTTTCGTCCATGCCGCGGCTGCGGTCGCGCCACTTGCGCGCGAGGATCGACAGTTCGGCCAGGGCCTCGAGCTCGGCCTTGGCCTCACTCATGTTCACGAAGAACGTGCTAGCTAGCGGTTTCGTGTCGCGGCGCTTGGTCTCGCTCACGACGACCTCCACAGCAGGAACGCGAGCCAAGATATCGTGATCAGGATGACCGCCAAAGGGAACCAGTCTTTTCCGGCGCGATTCCTCTCGCTCAGGGCGCGCGGCGTGCTGACCTCGTCGTAGAGCCTCTCGATCTCGTCCTTCTTCACGGCTTCACTCCCATTATTAATCGGGCCTGCCTCATCAGGGCGTCTCGGTGTCTACGACGATCCATATCGGGCTTCCCCGGTCGCTCACGCTTGGTGCAGAGCAACAGGCGCCGATCCTCGTCGCTCAGCACGCATAAGAACGCGTTCAGGCGCTCTAGGGCCTCCTTCTGCGCGACCTGCTCCTCGACGGTGAGCGCCACCGACGCGTGCTGCTTCTCAGTGAACTCGTCCCGGGTCACGTGCTCGGGATGGTGCTTGCGCGTCTTACTCTTCGGCAGCGGTTGCCAGCTCGCGCCGTGCGAGACCCACTTCTGCACCTCGTCCCTGATGTAGAACTTGGCGAACGGCCAGAACGGTGACTTGGACTCGTCATACTTCTCTCGTGCCACGAGCAGGCCCACCATGCCGGCCTGCACCGCGTCCTTAGAACCCTGGTGAGCTGGCGCGAGGGCGCGGATCAGGCGAGCGACGTAGCCGCGGACTTGCGCGCCGTACGCGGAGACGACTTCTTGTTGACTCAGGTCCATCGTGCTACTCTACTGTCTCGTCTGCTTGGTGGCAAGCGCCGCGCGCACCCTTTCGACCCCGACCACGGCGATCGATTCCAGGCCGTAGTCTCGGTGGTAGGCGATAGCCTTGAGTGCCCTACCGCTGCGGTAGCCTGAATGGTGCGTCCACGCGTCGCGCCCGGCCAGGGTCCGGTGCGTATCGACGACGCAGCCGCGAAGCTCGAGCTGCGCCCAGTGGTGAACGTGCCCGGTGTTCCAGTAGCGGTAAGATGCCGCGCCCCAGAGCTCGGGCACGTCCGTGGCCATGATCTCGCCGAGGGCCGTCAGCTTGGCCCCGTCGCCGTGCGCCCAGCCGAGCAGCACGTTGCCGAAGGCGTCGTACTGGTACGGGTTGAACGCGTCCTCTACCGTGACCCTGGGGTCGTGCGCGTATGCGGCGCGGCAGTACTCAGGCAGCCAGAAGGTAGCCTGCGGGTCGTGGTTGCCGGGGATCGACCGGACCTTGACCCTGGCATGCTTGGTCAGGGCCGCGTCGATCAAGGTCTTAAAGAGCGCGAGCCCAACGCGCCCGACCTTGCCGGACCGACCGTCTACGTCGAGCTTGTGCCCGGCGCGCGGGGTCCTCTGGTTGTCGTCCTGCGCGTGCCAGAAGTCGCCCAGGTTGCAGACGATCGCCTCCTCGGCTGCCGGCGAGCGCGCGACGAGCTGCCGCATACACTCGACCAGCTCGCGCTCGGCGATCCTAAGGTCGAAGTGCTCGCCTACCTCATTCGCCCAGGCCAGCAGGCCGATATGCGGGTCGCCGAGCGGGTAGACCACGAGCAGGTCCTCGTCCACTCGTTCGGGCGCGTCGGCCGGCGCGGCCGCGCCGACGTGCTCCTTGACGTGCGCTACGATCGCGGCCTTGGTAGCCTCCCAGCGCTCGACCGCGTCCTTCTTGTAGCTCGACCACTCGACGACGGTCGAGCCGTCCCCGCGGCGCATGACGGACGCCCGGTCGAGCAGGAACGACTCCGGCACCGGCACCGGTGGCTCGTCCGCGCCGGCCACCCTGGTCTTGCTCCACTCGGCCGAGGTCGCACCGGCAGCGTCGGTCAGGCGCGAGACCCCGGCCAGCTCGTGACCTTCGGGGATGTAGTGCGGTTTTTCGGCGGGGCCGCGGGCGGCTCGCTTTGCCCGCGCGGCCGCGTTCTTGTTCACGCGCTTGCGCTCGATGGCCTCGGGTGATTTGGCGGGCATCAGCGCGACCCTCTGGACATCGGCTTCCCCAACCGCGCTTCCTCGAGCTCCTGCAGCTTCGCGAGCGCTCGCCACGCGAGAGCCTGCGCGTCCGCGTACTCGCCGGACACCGGGTCGAGCGTCTCGACGTCGATCAGGTGCCGCGCGATGCAGTCGGTGTGGTCCATCGACTTGCCGCGCGCCCAGTACAACGGCTCGCCCGGGTTGTGCTTGTCGTTGCCGCGCTTGGACACGCGCGCGACCGCGGCGATCGCTAGTGGAAAATAGTTCAGGACGCCCGAGAAGATCGGGATCTGCTTTCGCTCTTCGGAGTCGGTGGGTAGCACGTACTCGTTATTCATTTGCTCAATCCCTGTCAGTTTGGTGTATCGACGCAAGAACTTGCCCTCGGCCACGGTCGGCGACCAGGGCAGGATCCTATCCGGTAATGGGTCTTCCTCGAGCTTGGACCAGTATTCTTCATCCGCTGGCATCAGGTCCCTGACTTCGGTCGCGAGCAGCTTGGCGTCCGCAATCTGTACCGCGATCGGCTCCTTGACCGGCAACGAGAACCGGAAGCAGATCCGCTTCATTAGCTTCCTCTCCGCCTGCCGGTAGATCTTTCCGAAGACCGGGTGCGACTTGAGCGGGGTCGGCAGGTCAACCAGATACGCCTCACTCGCGTCGTGGAGCAGGCCCCATAGCGGGATCGGAGCCTCGCACATGGAGAGCCACTCGGACACGCGAACCGAGTGCTCCGCGACTGAATAGAAGCTACGGCAGTGCCCGCTGAATCGGCATTGATTCGATAATGCGTGCGCGATGTCACGGATGTCGACGTCGCCAGACGAGGGTGCGAGTGGGTAGAACTTGCGCCCGGTGAAGGTCTCGATAGAGGCCCTCATCCCTGGTACCCCTGCCGCTTCGGCGCGACCGGGACCTCGTTGTCGGGCTTGACCCGGATCTTGCGCCGGAGGAAGGACCGCAACGGCTCGACCCAGAGCCACTCGCCGGTGTGCCGCTCGCGGCCCGTCCTGAACCAGAAGTCGTTCATCTTCTTCATGGTGCCCACGGCACTAGCCTCCTGTTCGCGTCCCAGACCTGCTTCGCGTCCTTGGCCCAACGTCTCATCAATGTGGGTTCCATCTTCGAGAGCTTGATCGGCACGTCAGGCAGGAGCTGGTTCGCGCCCTCGCACATCAGCCTGGCGCACTCTAAGGCGACATCGTGCGCCCTTGAATCGTCGTCGCACTCGCCGATCACCTCGTCGTGCACGAACGCCACCGTCCTAGTACCGAATAGCGCCGACGAGGGCTTCATATACTGGGCTTCAGCGATCAGGCAGAGCCCCAGCTTCGCGCAGTCTACCCCGAGCGCCTGGAAGCCGTTGTTGCACGCGGCGCAGTAGGTGGCCGCGCCGCGGTGCCGCTCCGTCCAGAGCGTCTCGACCGAGCAGCGCTCCTGCCCCTCGGCGAACATCGCGTTGATCCGGGCGAAGTAGGGGCGCATCTCCGGAAAGGCCTCATTCCATTGAGCGGTGTAGCCCTCGCACTCGGTCTCGGTCATGACGACGCCATAGGTCTTGCGCGCCCAGACGATCAGCTTCTTATTGCCGAGGCCACCAGGACGCCCGAAGTTGAAAACTTTACCGATCGCTCGTGCATGGTCAACATCTTCGGGATATTTACCCCCAACCTTCGTTGCTGCAACATCAGAATAATCACGCTTTAAGATCTTCGCGGACATTGTTAAGTGAGGATCAATACCGGCGTTAAGTTGGTTTGCCAACTCCGAGAACCCCAGCCAGGACACGCAGCACTGCGCTAGCGTGTAGAGCTCTAGCTGCGGGTAGTCGGCCTGGAAGAACACCTTCCCGGGCCGAGGCACGAATGCTTGGCGCACGCAGTGTCGGAGCGCTTGGGCTTTGCTGCTCTTGTTCTTCACCCGGCCCGTGTTCAGGTTCTGGATATTTGGCTTGCTCGAGGTCGTGCGCCCGGTCTCGGCTAGGTCATAGTGCGTGTGCACTGGGTAGACCGTGCCCGACTCGAGCATCCTGCAGTCGTTGTTCAGCATCTTGCCGAGTGCGACGAACTCGGCATAGTCGACGAACGGAGTCTCGCCGCCGAACTGGCCCGCGGCCTGCACGACGGCCTCGCACGCGTCAGAATCGAGGGACACGTGCTCCTCGCACGCGTCGCCGGCCGGGCACGGCGGCTGGCCCTTCTTCGCGTGCCCCTCGGTCCGACGAAGTGGTAAACCGAATTCGCGACACGCGGCCACCATCGAGGCCTTGACGAGTTTCATATCTCTGGTACCGTTCGCGCGCACGAACCCCAGCTCCATCAGCTCGCCCTGGATTTCCTCGTACGCTTCCTCGAGCTGGACCTTGAGCGAGTCCACGCCCTCGGGCGATGTCCGCATGCCCCAGGCGCTCGAGAGGTAGAGGACGAAATACGCGTACGCCTGGCGGTACTGATCTTTCAGGTACGCGGCGTGTTTTTCTTGGGACAAGTACACGCCCAGGCACGTGCTCGCGTCCTCGAGCGGGTATCGGACCACGCCCTCGGGCACGTCCGCGACGATGACTTGGCAGCCTTTAATCTCACGCTCCAGGTCCTCGATCTCGTGCGCGGGCCAGCCCGCCTTCTCGAGCGCGGCCTCGCTGAACGGCAGCAGGCCCTGGCCCTCGAGATCGCGCAACCGCTCGGCGCACTGCGCCTGGACAACTCGGGCATGCTCGATCCAGCGATCAAGCGGCACGTCGCGAAACTCGCCGTAGCGCAGGCGCCAGCCATCCTTTAATAAGGGCTTGCCCAGGTGCTTCTTACTCAAGGCATCGAGGTCGTACTTATGCACGATCCATCGGCCGTCATGCCCGGGGCGCCCACGGTAGACACCCCCGGCGATGTCGAGCAGCTGCTGGCGCTTCTTCGTGCACGTCACCCGGCTAGCCCGGTACGCGGCGAAGACAAGTGGGACGAGGTCCGGGAACTCGGCGCAGACCACGGCCGCGTCGAACTCAGCGTTCTGCGCGACCAGAAGCACCGATGGGTCGCTGAGCTGCTGGCCAAGCCACTCGTGCGCGCCGTCAAGCGCGTGTAGGATCTGCGGGTCGTCTACCTTGCGCGCATGCGTTAGGCATGTCATCGGCGGCGCGAGCAGCGCCGGCCTGATGAGCGCGGTCTCGGTGTCGATCGAGATGGGGGTCACGGGTCAAAGTCCGGGATCTTCGCGACCTGCTTCTGCGAGTACTCGAAGTATTCCCTGCAGCGCGAGCACCTACACTGGTAAGGGTGGTTCGGCCGCGTCGGCGGCTTCACGGGCTTGGGCCCGCCCTCGTGCGCGTACGCGCGGCAGTCGCAGGCCATCGCGAGGCAGGACACGCGCTGTGGCGGCACGGTGTCGTGGTCTAGGTAGTGCGTGAGCTTGTCGTGGCCGCAGTGGCAGGTCTCACGCAGGCCGTTCACGGCAATGCCGTTCCGCCAAAGACCATACCGATCGTGAAGGCGAAGATACACAGCAGAATGACATGGTCGACGCTCACCGGTACACCCTACTCCGCGCGATACGCGCCGTTAGCCATTCACCAACGGTGATCCCTCTCGGCAACCGCGCCGAGTGGTCGGGGATCGCGAAGTACACGACCGAGTGCTGGATCACGTCCGAGGCCTCGACCCAGTGCGGCGTCGCCGGACCCAGGCCGATCTCGGCCGCGATCTCGCCCAGGTGCCCCTGCCTGTTGACCCGCTGCAGCGCCTCGAGCGCTGGCGAGCTCACAACCTCGTCGGTCTGGAATTTCTCGGTCTGGTCCCGGTAGCACATGAGCGTGAAGAGGTCAAAGTCCTCGTGCCTGTGGCTGGTCGCTCCGGCTGGGTACTCGAGCACGCGCAGGGCGCCGTACTCCATCTTCGGGAAGAACTCGACCGGGATATCCATCGCCCTGGCTGCCTTTAGCGCCACGCCGTGCGCGAGCTCGAGATACGGCAGAAGCTCGTCTCGCTCCTCAGTCGTTCGGAGATTCTTCACGGACACGTGCGCGTAGCGCTTCTCAGCGTCGAGCTTGCCGTCCCCGTGCGGGCTCTCGACCACGTTCGGTCGGTAGCCGGCGAAATCGGGTCGGAAAACTCGACTGTGGAGGTCGGCATAGTCGAAGGCGTTAAACAGCATCGGGCTTCGCCTTCTTGAAGGCCTTGGCGATCCTCGCCCGGTGCTGAACCTGGCGCCTAAGCGCATCAAATATCAGCTTGCGCTCCTGCTTTAGCACCTGGCTCCTCAGCGCTCGGCGCTCCTTGCGGTTCTTCGCGGCGAAGCCGGTCAAGCCCGCCTTAGGGTCCACGATCACGGTCGGTGATTTCACCGTTTTTCGCATTTTACCTTGGCAAATTCCAAAGTCGAGCCTAAGTGGGATGAGACGTATATTCGCGAACTGGTCAAGAAGGCAGCGGCCTCGGGCCCAACAATCAACGTCCCCGAGACCGCGGCCAAAGAGAAGCCCCTACGCGCTAGCCGGCGCGGGCTTGGGGCTCGGCTTCCAGTTCTTTTTGACGATTGGCTTGTGGTTCGTTTGACTGACGCCGTCGAACCCCTCGCAGATGACGAAGTTACCGGCGAGGAAGTTCTCTGGCCACTGGTGGCCAACTCGAATTGAGTCGTCGAGCAGCGCGCAGTAGACCTCGGTCGCGGCCTCGTCGTCGTTCGGCGAGACCTTGCCGTTGGGGTCCACTCCCATGAGGGCCAGGATGCATCCCTTCACTCGGCCGAGGTATCCAGTGTTGTCCGGGTTGTCCACGTAGCTGCGCGTCTCGCCGACTGGCATCTTGTCCGGATGCGAGCTCGTGTGCACCTTGAACTCGAAGATCATGCTCTCCTTCGCTTTGGCCTGGATCATGGTCCGGTTGAACTTCGCTCGCGTGAGTTCGAGCAAGTGCGTGCCGCTCGTGATGTAGTCGCCGCTTCCCGTAACCTGCGCCGCGCGCATCGCTTTCCTGATCTCGTTGATGTCTGCTGCCATGGTCTCTCCTCGTGTCGTGTTGTCACCGCCCTGACGGGCGATCCGTATATACCTAATAGCGACCAGCCAACTCGCTATACGTCACTTCTGCCACCTGGGCGTCTTCCACTTGTCAACCTCGACCTCGTCCGGTAGTAGCACGTCCGCCATGAGCAGCTTCTGGCGCTTGCCGGTCGTGTCTTGAATTGCTCTGGCGAGCTCGAAGCTCCGCATGACCGCGTCGTAGTTCTCGCGACAACCGAGCAGCACGTCGACCTCGACCTGGTCCGCGGTCTGACCAGGGCGGTGGATGCGTGCGATCGCCTGCTCCATCCAGGACGCGCTCGACGGCGGGGCCACGAACAGGCACCGCGACCAGATACCCTGCAGGTTCTTGCCCTCGCGGTTCGCGTCGATGCTCGCGATCGCGGACTCGTTCGGCTTAGCGTCCAGGATGCTGCGCCCGGCGGCGTCCTCGCTCTTGGCGCCGTAATATGGGCGCCCAGTGAGCTTCGACAGCTTGTGCGCGAAGAACGCGTGCTCGGTCCAGACCAGCCCCGGCCGCTTCATCCAGTCGGCCGCGCACTCCAGTGCTGAGTCGTCGAACCAGACCGGGACCACGTTCGGCGTGAAGGACGGCCGCACTGCGCGCCAGGCCGCGAGCAGGTTCGCGCCCAGCTCCTGGCGATCCTTCGGCCTCAGCTCGCCGGCTTCGACCGCGTCGGCAACATGCCGCTCACTGTCGTAGGTGCGGCCATGCGCGATGACCTCTCTTACGAACGCGTTCCAGGCCTTGCGCGGGTTGCGCCACTCGTCCGGCGGGCGCGGGTCCCAAGCGTAAAATAGACCCAGCGCCATCTGTACGGTGTGGGCCCACTTCTCGGCCGCGAGCATCAACTGCCAATCGTCCGGCGTGCACCAGGTATCGCGCAAGTGACTTATATATCGGTCCGTAACTGGCTTTACGTCATAGTATATAGGTCTCACGTAGATCGAGCAGTCCACGTGCTCGCCCTCGCCGACCGTCGCTACCACGCCAGGGGTCTCGACCAGGCGCCGCCGGAAACCGTGGCGCGCGGCGACGTGGGCTGGCTGCTCCTTGTCCTCTGACTCGGCGAACTCGAGCAGGGCCCCTGACGCTCGGCGGGCCATCGGTTCGATCAGCTGGTCGAGGGCCTGCGCCCACTCCTCGATCTCCTCGGTCGTGGTAGGCACCGGCGCGCCGAGCTTGAGCGACCAGATCAGCGTGTGCGCGAAGTCCTTCAAGCTCTTGTCCATGATCGTGCCCGAGAGCACCGCGACCTTCGTCTCCGGGCGGTCGTGCATGTAGCGAGCGAGCCGTCGCGTTACGGCCGCGCGCTTGTTCTTCGCGCGGTGGCCTTCCTCGAGAATCAGCGCATCGGGCTGGTATTTCTCGAGCTCGCCGACCGAC